GCTGTCAGACAGAACAGTGTTCTTCAGCTCAATACGCATACGCTGCATATCACCCTTGACGAAGCGGGCGAACATATCGGACTTAACCAGTTCTTGACCGGCAGTTACGATAGACTTTTCTTCGTTGGACTTAAAGCCTTCAGCCATCTTTTGACCAACAGCAGTAACTTCTGCGTTGATCTTGGCAAATTCTTCTGCCAGAGCCTTAACTTCGCTACGAACTTCGGTATCAACCTTGGACTTTTCTTCCAGTTGACCGTGATATTGCTCCATGGACTTTTCCAGAGCAACTTGCTTTTCGGAAAGGGCTTTCAAGCCGCTTTCCAACATGCTTTTAATTTCTTCAGACATAATAGTCTCCTTGATGTTGTTTATCGGACGTATTGCCGAATGATGTTTTCAATATCTTGCTTTGCTTTTGCCGCTTCAGCTTCACGCTGATACAGCGAGTTGACCTTACTAACAAGATGCTTCGCGTCAACCCTTGAAAACCCGCCAACATCACGCAGGAGGCTTTCGATTTCTTTCAGAGAATTTGCTTTCTCAAGTGTAGATTTTACCTCACCAATTCGAGCATTCAAATCGGCAGGTTCTTCTACAACACTAATTTCAATCAAATCAATTTCTTTAAGCAAGCGCCTATCTTGGCTCAATTGCTCAAACGCATTGACACGGTATCCAATGGACAGCCCATCAATAGCGCCGTGCTTTAACAATGCAAATACGTCAGATGCTTTGGAATGACCAGGCGTCAATTCGCCTTCAACGTAAAGCCCTTTGTCATCCTCATACATATTTGTCCACTTGCCGATAACGTCGCCGTAGTGGTTCCAACGCATACGAATAGGGCGACCATTGCGCTCACTTAACGTCTTTTCGTAAGCGCCTTTTTGAATCGTATCGCCGTATGAATCTACGCCGCCAAAAGCTGACGCATAGCCAGAAAACGTAAATGCTGCGCCTGCGAACTTAATCTCTGCTTGCGGCAGGCTGATTTGTTTGGTTTCCATTTGTTGCCCCTTGTGGGTTCAAATCGTTAATGTTTTGTATATCTTCAAGCCGCATGTTAGCGCCTTGCATAAATAGAGCATCCCCGCCATCCTTAGTTGGCAGACCTTCCATCAAGCGAACCTCGTTAGGTGTAATGAAGCCACCGTAAATGCCAACACGATATGATTCATAGCGTGTCTTGAGATCCGAGCGTGTCAACGCATTAAAGTCAAATTCTACACTATACTTCCGAGCCTCAGAACTCGTCATCAGATTCGCCACAATGCTGGCCTCAATCTTCTCTATGATCGGGCGCAACGTCAGTTTATAGAAGCCACTCACAATTTGCTCAATGCCAGAACCCCACACTGTGGAGCCAGTAGTGTCGTTGACCATTACGGAAGGAACCCCATACCAACGGCAAATCTCGCTAATCTGGAATCTGCGAGATTCAAGCAACTCAATATCTTGCGGCGAAAGCGAAATTGCGTCGAACTTCATGCCGCCTTCCAAAACCATCAGCCGATCTTCCGATCCAGCCGCCAATGAGTAAAACTTCTCACGCACTAATTCACGCTGCTCTTGGTTCAAGAATTTGTCCATGGTGAGAACACCAGATGGTTTTGCGCCGTTGCGATAGATTTTGTTGACAGCACTTTCAGCCGCTTGAGCAATACCAAGGGTGTTGCGCTGATATGCAAGCGGAGACAGGCCAATAATGCCGTTTCCAAACAGTTTTAAGTGCCATATAGAACTTTCTGCGTAAACCGACACGCTAGAATCGTTTTGGTACTCATAAACAACCGAACCGTCTCGCAAAAGCGTCACTTCCATGTCTGCGGACATTAAAGGTAGCAATCCGACGATGCGATCACCCATTCTCTGTATTAAGCAGTAAGAATTGCCACTTGAAAGCAAATTTAGCAAAACTGTCTCAAAAAACTCTACTTTTGTCTGATAACGGTTTACTTTCCCGCTAAAAAGTAGCTGTAATGGGTGATTTATTGCAATAATTCGACCGTTTTCAGTCTCTTTATAGACTGTTAAAGGTAGGCTAGATATAGTTTCTGCGATGATTTTAATACACGCCCACACCGCTGAAAGCTGCATGGCGCTGTCGAAAGTGACTGGACTGGCTGATTGCTCTGCGTATCCAGATGGAATGCCATATTGAACGCCAGCCAAACGGCGAAGGCCGTCTCGCATCCACCCACCGATTCTTGTAAATATGTTCATAGTGTGATGACGTTCCTTAGATAATCGTCAAAATCGACTTCTGTTTCTTGTGGCATAACGCCAACGGCTTGCGCCAAGGCTACCATACCGTCAATTCTGCCGCTTGCTTTCTGTTTGGTAAATTTGCGGTTTCCAGCAGGATCGCTTACAGTAATCGCATTAGCAGCACACATTGTCAGCACTGGATGATTTCCATGCTTTAACTGCTTTTGCAATAATTTTGATTCAAGCTCCCGAATTGCAGGAGACATTGAAACGAATCCTTGCCCAAACTCCACAAACCTCTCTAATTCTTCTTCACTAAAGCCAGCCTTCTCAAGCCACGGCCTCAGAAATTTCATATTGTATCTGTCAAACGCCAATGCCTTGACATTGCATGTGTTAAATATATCACGCAATTCATACGCAATAAATTCGTACTCAATTGATCTGCCTGGCGTAGTTAATAAAAATCCATTCTTAGCCCATAGGTCGTAAGGAACTCTATCGTTACGAGACTTCTCAGCAAGCCCTTCCTCTGGAAGCCAAAATCTGCTATGCACATCGCCATTATCGCTTACTAGAACTAGGGCGGTCAAATCGTTTACAGAAGATAAGTCAAGCCCTGCGTAAACATTCATTCCGTTTAATGGATGCGGCTCTGCACCGTTTTCCATCCACACCGAGCGTGTTATGAATGGGTTAGAGGCTTCGATGCGTTGATTCAGAATGAGGTTGCGATACGACGCTTCTCTGCTTGGCATACGCTTCGCATCAGACGCTTGCTTTATTACCTCGTCTTTGTTCATAAGGTAAAAATGCGGATTAGCGGCTTTTATCGTATCAAGGTCAAAAGGATCGCTGTCTAATGACGCAGTATATAAAACAACCTTGATTGTCGGGTCTGCGCCGCTCAGAGCATCGTCAATAAGAATTGATAGCAAGTCAGCGTCCGTTGGCGCTTGTGTGCTAATAACAATACTCAATGGATTGGCTTGAGCGCCAGCCGCAGTTTCAAGAGCCTCAAACAGCTCAGACCTTGGGCCTTTTACCTGACCAAGCTCATCGTGAATAATTAGGGACGGCGACAAGCCATACGCCGTGGAAGCATCTGCTGAAAGCGCACGATACAACGTACCAAGCTCGTTGCAATAAAGCTGCTTGGCTGTGTCACGAATACCAACAAACTGACTAAGGCTTGGTGACAGCCGCACCATCTTGGCGCAAAGGCTGAACAGAATAGCCGCTTGGTCACGCGACTGCGCTGCTGAAAATATCTGTCCGTTAGGAACGTACTCAGGCCCGACTAGGTGGAGTAGTGTGATAGCAGCAGAAAAGGTAGTCTTACCGTTCTTCCGCCCCATTGAATCAATGAACATCCGAGTTGGCGATCCGTATATAAGCTCGATCCAACCTTTTTGCTCATCCGTTAAGATAAATGGCTGGCCTACCAATCTACCGTCAGGTATGTATAGGTTTGCCTCAATCCATTGAATATTACGCAACGCCCTTGCAGATAATTTTTTTGACATTAAAACAAAGCCTCTCCGACAGACTTGAGCAATTGTTGAAACCGATTGATTTTAGGTGCAACCACTAACTTCAACTCTGGACGGTTACGCATAAATCGCCAAGCATCTTCACGCTTGTAAAATTTACGCAGGCATCCGTCCTCGTCATGAACTTCAAATCTAAAATCCAACCCCTCCGTTGGAATCATTTTATTACTCATCCATGTCAATAGTGTCAGGTAGCTCCCAAGGTTTTTTCGTTTTAGTAGCATTTACATTCATGCGAGCAATAGTCTGCTGGTCAACTGCCTGCCTAGTAATTCGCATTCGTGTCGCAAGTGAAGATGCGGCTCTGCTTTCACGTTCCGCCATACCAAGTAATTTATCATACCGTTTAAGCCCCTCGTCGCTAGCGAGCCATGAACGGTCGAAGTTTAGTATCTCATCCGCCAGTATGCGTCCATTAACTACATGGCGGCAATACATTTCGATTAGAGGCGCGTGAGTTGGAGTAAATGCGTTAGCTGGCTGATCTGAAACAATTTCATTCCATACGGAAATCTCTGCGTCAGTCAAATGAGCAGGCGGCTTCAACCTTTCGGTTTTAAGCAAGCCGTTGACTTTGGGTGCGGCTAATTCTGCCGCTGATTTTCTTCCACGTTTAACCATAACCTATGATACCTCATTATTGG